AAAAAAAATAAAAAGCAATTTTGATAAAATAAATATAAGTAAAGGTGGTAAAGTAGCGATAGGAGCGACTCTAGCTTCTTTATTACCTGCAACTTTTGCTCTTGCAGATACAAACGAGGACGATATGTTTATGCCGGTTGATCCAGGTGTAATTGTTCCACAAGAAAATAAAGAAGAATTTGATGCAGAAAGAGCTGAACCAGGTTTAGCTTTAACTGCAGCCGCTGCTCCATTAGCAACTCAAAAAGGAAGAGACTTATATGGAAAATTTGCTAAACAAATCGCAAGAGGTTCAAAAAATATTGGAAAAGGATTATTGAAAACTGTTGGTTCTCCATTAGTTACTTCTGGGTTTGCAGGTAGTGAAATTTTTGAAAGTATTAATCCTTTTAATAAAGAAGGTGAATTTTTAAAATTAAAAGAAGATCCAAATTTAGCAATGGCTGGAGCAGAACTTTTACTTCCAGATATTGCACAAAGAACTTTAGGAGAAACAACAAAAAGAAAAGGTATATTGGGACTTGCAAAAAGAATAGCTTTAAATCCTTATTTTAAATTAGCTAGAGGATTTACTCCACTAGGTGCAACTTTAATCGGAGCTGAAGGAATTAAAAAACTTTACGATGAAGAGCAAAAGAAAAATCGTATGATTGAAGCCATGGACCCTGAAGAAAGATTACAGTTCCTAGAAGAAGAAAAAGCTACAGAAGAATTAATGTCAAGAGCCTCTGCTGCTTACGGTGGTAGAATGGGTTTTGCAGATGGACCAGAAGATCCTAAAAAAAGAAAGTTTATGAAGATCATGGGTGGACTTGCGTCTATACCTTTACTTGGAAGATTTATTGACATTGGAACAACTACACCAAAAGTAGCTGAAGTGCTTAGAAGAGGTGCTGATGGTATGCCTGATTTTATATATGACCTTATTGCTAAGGTTAAAGCAAAAGCTGAAGCAACAGGAATGAAATATTTTACTGGTAACAGAGCAGATGAATTTGCTAATGTCTATCAAGCAGATAATTATGTAGTTACAGAAAAAGGTAATAAAATAACAATTAGAGAAGTAGATCAAGATGGAGATATGCTTTACAAAGAAAATCAAATGGAAATAGATTTAGATCCTGAAACAGGAGGCGTGACTTATAATGAAGCAAGCGCAAAACCTGATATGGAAGGTAAGCTTAAAGATGTAGAAGAATACATTGAAACAGATGATTTAGAAAATATGAGAAAATATACATACGATGAATAAATACCCTAAGACCTGGCTCCTGCCGCCTGAATCCGGACCCACGCCTCAGGGGTTGAATATTAACTATAATACTGTTAGAACAGTGAAACTGGAGAAAATAAAAAATGGCAGACAAAATAGACAAGTCTCTGACTCAAAGTCCAAGAGGCTCAGTAGAACTTCCTAGTGAAGAAGAGATACAAGAAACAGTAGTTGAAGCTCAAGAAGAAATTAGTGAAGCTCCAGGTCCTGTTGAAGTTAACGAACAAGAAGATGGATCAGTTGAAATAGACTTTGATCCAAACGCTGCATCACCAGAAGGTGGTGACGAGCATTATGCAAACTTAGCAGAATTTTTACCAGACAATGTTTTAGATGAAATAGGTGCAGACCTTTCATCCAAATATCAAGATTACCAAATGGGTAGAAAAGAATGGGAACGTTCTTACACTCAAGGTTTAGATCTTTTAGGTTTTAAATATGATATGAGAACAGAACCTTTCCAAGGAGCTTCAGGTGCAACTCACCCAGTTCTTGCAGAAGCGGTTACACAGTTTCAAGCGTTAGCTTATAAAGAATTATTACCAGCAGATGGACCAGTTAGAACTCAAGTGATTGGTGCACCTAACGAAGAAAAAACAAAACAAGCACAACGTGTTAAAGATTTTATGAACTACGAGCTCATGGAAAAAATGAAAGACTATGAGCCCGACTTTGATCAAATGCTATTTTATTTACCATTAGCAGGGTCAGCTTTTAAGAAAACTTATTATGATGAGTTATCTAAAAAAGCTACATCAAAGTTCGTACCGGCAGATGATTTGATTGTACCCTACACGGCTACCTCATTAGACGATGCAGAGGCAATCATCCATCGGGTAAAAATTTCTAAGAACGAATTAAGAAAACAACAAGTTGCGGGTTTCTATTTAGATATTGAATTAGGTGATCCTAAACAAGTTGAAGATGACGTTGAGAAAAAAGAAAGAGAACTCGAAGGTCAAAGAAAAACTCAAGACGATGATGTTTATACTATTTTAGAGTGTCACGTTAATTTAGATATTGAAGGTTTTGAAGATGCAGATCCTCAAACAGGTGAACCATCAGGAATTAAAATTCCATACATAGTAACAATAGACGAAGCTACAAGAAGTGTTTTAGCTATTAGACGTAACTATGAAATTGGTGATCCAGATAAAAACAAAATACCATACTTTACTCATTTCAAGTTTCTTCCAGGACTAGGCTTTTATGGCTTTGGTTTAATCCATATGATTGGCGGATTGAGCAGAACTGCAACTGCAGCACTCCGTCAGTTATTGGACGCAGGGACTTTATCTAATTTACCTGCTGGATTTAAAATGCGTGGTATTAGAATTAGAGATGACGCACAATCAATTCAACCAGGTGAATTTAGAGATGTAGATGCACCAGGTGGAAATTTAAAAGATTCATTTATGATGTTACCATTTAAAGAACCATCAGCTACATTATTAAACTTAATGGGTATTGTAGTTAATGCTGGTCAAAGATTTGCATCAATTGCTGATCTACAAGTTGGTGATGGTAATCAACAAGCTGCAGTTGGAACAACAGTTGCTCTTCTTGAGCGTGGTTCTAGAACTATGTCAGCTATCCACAAAAGAATTTACTCTTCGCTAAAAAATGAATTCAAATTATTAGCAAGAGTATTCAAGTTATATCTACCACCGGAATATCCGTACGACGTAGTTGGGGGTCAAAGGTTTGTTAAACAAACTGATTTTGATGATCGGGTAGATATTTTGCCAGTTGCTGATCCCAACATCTTTTCACAGACTCAGCGTATTTCCCTCGCACAAACAGAGTTGCAGCTGGCAACCTCTAATCCGCAAATGCACAACATGTATGCAGCGTATAGAAATATGTATGAAGCATTAGGTGTAAAAAATATTGATCAGGTTTTAGTTAAACCTCAACCACCTGCTCCAATGGACCCTGCTTTAGAAAACATTATGGCTTTATCTGGTAAACCATTCAATGCGTTTCCAGGACAAGACCACAGAGCGCATATGACTTCGCATTTAAATTTTATGGCAACTAACATGGCACAAAATAATCCAATGATTATGGCTGCTATGGAAAAAAATATTATGGAGCACATAAGTTTGATGGCACAAGAACAAATTGAAATAGAATTTGCAGATGAAATTCCTCAAATGCAACAGATGGCAGCGATGGCTCAAGCAAATCCACAAGTTGCAGAGCAACTTAGACAGATAACTTTACGTATTGAAGCTAGAAAAGCTGTTTTGATTGCTGAAATGATGGAAGAATTCTTAAAAGAAGAAAGAGAAATTACATCTGGTATAGGTAATGATCCAATTGCTAAGTTAAGAGCAAGAGAATTAGACCTAAGAGCACAAGATAACGAGCGTAAAAAGGTCGAAGGTCAAGAAAGAATAAATCTTGACCGTATGAAAGCTATGATGAACCAACAAAATCATGATGATAAGTTGGAACAGAATGAAGAATTAGCAAAACTAAGAGCTAATACATCAATTGAAAAGACAGTCTTGAGCAAATCTATTCCAAATGTAGATAAAATGATGCCAAGTGTCGAAATTGAAAAATATGAAGGAGAAAACAGATGATAAATAAGAAAAAATCAGACTTAGATGGTGATGGAACACTTTCTTCTTATGAAGAAAAAAGAGGAAGAGCTATTGCTAAAGCAATGGCAAGTAGAGATGGAGCTAAAAAAGGTGGATTTATAAAAAAAGCAATAAAAAAACCAGGATCTTTAAGAAAATCTTTAGGAATTAAAAAAGGTAAGACAATTCCTAAGTCAAAATTAAAATCAGCAGCTAAGAAACCAGGAAAACTTGGACAAAGAGCTAGATTTGCTATAACATTAGGTAAGTTACGTAAAAAATAAGGAGAAAA